CTGTCATAGAAGAAGATATTCATAAATTCACAAAAGAACAGGAAGATGTTACTGGTGCTCGTGAAAAGTTATCAAAACTAAACAACCTTAAAGGTAAAATTTCTCAAAAGGTTGCGACCATTACCAAAGAGCATAAGTTCTTCACAGAAAATACGGTTTGTCCTACATGTACACAAGACATTAAAGAAGAGTTTCGTGTAAATAGAATTGGAGATGTTCAAAATAAAGCAAAAGAACTTAAAGAAGGTTATGAAGAACTTGAGAATACTATTAAGTTTGAGCAGGAGAGAGAACATCAATTCAATTCCCTATCTAAGGAGATTACAAAGTTAACGCATGGCATTTCTCAAAACAATACTCGGATTTCCCTCAACCAGAGACAAATCAGAGATCTTGAACATGAAATTCAAACTATTACCAGTAACCTACAAAACAGAAATACTGAAAATGAGAAATTAGAGCAGTTTAAAGACAATCTCCAAAATACAATTGAATATCTTTCAGACAAAAAACAAGAAATCGTTCATTACGATTTTGCCTATTCCCTTCTTCGGGACGATGGCGTAAAAACAAAAATCATCAAGAAGTATCTTCCATTCATCAATCAGCAGGTTAATCGTTATCTTCAAATGATGGACTTCTACATCAACTTCAAACTTGATGAGGAGTTCGGTGAAACCATTGAGTCACCTATTCACGAAAACTTTTCTTATAGTTCTTTTAGTGAAGGTGAAAAAATGCGTGTAGATTTGGCTCTACTCTTCACTTGGAGAGAAGTTGCTAGACTCAAAAATTCCGTAAACACTAACCTGTTGATTATGGACGAAGTATTTGACTCTTCACTCGATGGATTTGGAACCGAAGAGTTCCTAAAAATTATTCGTTATGTGATAAAGGATGCTAATATATTCGTCATCTCTCATAAGTCAGACTTACATGACAAGTTCCAAAGTGTCATAAGGTTTGAGAAAGTCAAAGGTTTTTCACGTATGATGCCCTGATACACCAAAGAACAATGCAAGTCCCAAACTGGAAGCATCACTCTAAGAAAGAACAGAAACGAAAACTGAAACCTCAGGCAATGCGTTCCCGAAAGGAGGCACTGAGACACTTTAAGAACTGTCATATGACCCTGCCCAAAAAGCAGGGTTCTTTTGTATAATACGTTCATACGCAACACACCTATGACCGTCAGGCACGAAATCAAATCTCAACTTGCTAAACTTCTTGCCACCGAAGACCTTGTGGTAGAGAACAAGAATGTTGAGACCGCATGTTTCAATGTTCATACTCGTGTGCTGACATTGCCAAACTGGGATAAGGCAGGTGATGAGATATATGATATGTTGGTGGCACATGAAGTGGGACATGCACTTTATACACCAGATCGTGATTGGTTAAAAGAATATAAGATACCTCCACAGTTTGTGAATGTGGTAGAGGATGTTCGCATTGAGAAAATGATGAAGCGTCGTTATGCCGGTATCTCCAAGACCTTCTATAAAGGATATAATGTTCTTGCCGATGAGGACTTCTTTGGTGTTGAGTGTGAAGATGTAAGTAAGATGAATCTTGCCGACCGTGTAAATCTTCACTTTAAGATTGGTAACTTTGTTGATATTCCTTTTGGTGAATATGTAGAGATGCCTATCGTTCGTATGATCGAAGGTTGTGAAGATTTTGATGATGTTCTGATTGCGGCACAGGCACTCTATAAGTATTGTGAGGAGCAGATGAATACCGAAACCAAGACTGATATGGATTCATTGGAATCTCAAAGTTCTGGTGGTGAGCAAGATTCGGATCAAGATCAAGAGGATGGAGATAATGATTCTCAAGAGCAACAAGTTTCTGATGACACCGAATCTTATGGAGGAACAGCAGAGGATCAGCAACAAATGCCTCAAGGTGGAGAAACTAATTCTGAACCTAAAGTTGATACGATGGATTCATTGCAGGATGCAATCAAAAAACTTGCATCTATGGATGGAATTGAGAATGTCTATGTAGAACTTCCTAAAGTCAATCTTGATGATATTGTTGTTCCGAATAAAGAGATTCATGAGAGATGTGATGAACTCTGGGACAATCCGCACGATCCTTATCTGTTCGATTATGTTGATAGTGAGTTTATGAAATTTAAAAAATCAGCACAGAAAGAGGTAAATTATCTTGTCAAAGAATTCGAATGTAGAAAATCTGCTAATAGCTATGCTCGTGCTACTACTAGTCGCACTGGAGTTTTGGACTGCTCTAAACTCCACACTTACAAATACAACGAAGACCTGTTCAAGAAAGTAACCACACTTGCCGATGGTAAAGACCATGGATTGATTTTTATTCTTGATTGGTCTGGTTCTATGGGATATGTAATGATGGATACTATGAAACAGTTATTCAATCTTGTATGGTTCTGTAAGAAAGTTTCTATTCCATTTGAGGTATATGCATTTACGAATGAGTATCCATTAGTAAGTGATGATGGAGAACAACTTTGTCGTAAAAGACCATATGAGAAAAAAGATGGTTTGATGCAGGTTGGAGAACAGTTTTCTTTGATGAACATCTTGTCACACAAAGTCAATTCTAAAATTTTGGAAAAACAACTGAAAAATATGTTCCGTCTTGCACAATATATTACTTTCGGTGGAAGATATCCTATCCCTGTTGGAATGGGATTGTCCGGAACTCCTTTGAATGAAACGATGATTGCACTTCATCAAATCATTCCACAGTTCAAGAAAAATACTAAAGTCCAAAAAGTTCAGTGTGTCGTATTGAGTGATGGTGAGGGTTATGGACTTACTTATCATCGTGAGATTCAACGTTCATGGGAGTTTGAACCTTTTATTGGACTTGGAAGAATTGGTGATAATTGTTATCTCCGTGATCGTAAAACAGGAAACACTTATTCTTTGGATTCTATATGGGATGACTACACTGATATTTTGATTCAAAATTTGAGAGACAATTTTACCGATACTAATTTTATTGGTATTCGTGTTCTTGAGTCTCGTGATTCTAATCGTTTTATTAGTCGTTACACTTATAACGAACACGAATTGAGAAATAAGATTCAAAACCAGTGGAAAAAGCAGAGATCATTTGCTATCAAGAATTCTGGTTACCATTCTTATATTGCACTTTCGGCAACAACTCTTGCAAGTGAATCTGAATTTGATGTATCAGAAGATGCTTCTAAAACTCAAATCAAAAAATCTTTTATGAAGAGTTTGAAGAATAAAAAAATGAATAAGAAAATCTTAAATGAGTTTGTGGGACTTATTGCCTAATAAATATTTTTTTTATAATCTGACCAATTCTCAAACTGTCCACTGGGGGTCCTCAAGACCCCTTTTTTCTTGTATAATAACTTCAGTTGAAACAAACAAAGCAATCAATGTCTCTTTCTATCGATTACATCCTTACTTCTTTACGGGAACTTTATGGAGAGTCTGTGACGGGTGCTGATATTCGTGGATGGTGTGCGATGAACGGATCTAACTATCAGACAGTTACGAATAAAATTGCTGATTATAAAGTTGGTCGTGGTAAGTGGAACTTGACTATTCAAGAAGAACTTGAGCAAACTTATCAGGCACCTCCTGCTATGTCTACTGTTGAGCAAAATCTCATTCCTGATAAAGATGATACTTTCGTCAAGTTTGGTAACTTTGGTGATCTTAAAAAAATTATTCAGTCCCGTCTTTTTTACCCAACGTTCATTACGGGTCTTTCGGGTAATGGTAAAACGTTATCTGTAGAGCAAGCTTGTGCTCAACTTGGACGTGAACTTATTCGTGTAAACATTACTATTGAGACTGATGAAGACGATCTTATCGGCGGGTTTCGTCTTGTGGATGGTGCTACTGTATGGCACAATGGTCCAGTCATCGAAGCACTCCAGCGTGGAGCAATCTTGCTCCTTGATGAGGTTGACCTCGCCTCCAATAAAATCCTTTGTCTTCAATCAATCCTTGAAGGCAAGGGGGTGTTCTTGAAAAAGATTGGAAAGTATGTAAAACCAACAAAAGGTTTTAATGTGCTTGCTACTGCCAATACAAAAGGTAAAGGTTCTGAAGATGGTCGTTTTATCGGCACCAATGTTCTGAATGAAGCATTCTTAGAACGTTTCCCCGTAACCTTTGAGCAGACGTATCCTACTCCTGCAACCGAACAGAAAATCCTTGAGGGCATTTCTTTGGATCTTGGAATCGAAGATACTGACTTCTGCAAACGTCTTGTAGATTGGGCAGACATCATTCGCAAAACTTTCTATGATGGTGGTATTGATGAAATCATCAGCACCCGTCGTTTGGTTCATATCATCCGTGCTTTCAGCATCTTCAAAGATAAGGCAAAAGCAATCCAAGTTTGTGTGAGTCGTTTTGATGATGAGACCAAGCAATCATTCTTGGAACTCTATGATAAAGTGGATGCCGACTTTGTGATGCCTGTGGAGAATGATACCATTTATGTGATTGACGGTGGAGCAAATATTTGATATAATAAGTTATGACTAATTCCTGGTCCATGCTATACGATGAAATTTTAAAAATGGATGACCACATTAATTTGAATGTGCCAAATGGTAATATTGATATTATCAGTACAACAGCAACTCCTTTTAAATATAATGAAGAGGAAATTGTAAAAGAACTTCTTGAATATATCAGAGGAACTTACAGACAACATTATTCTGCTGGTGATGATAAAATTCAAACACTGGATTTGATTGAAGCTTGTGGTGATGGTGAAGCATTCTGTAGATCTAATATTCTTAAGTATGCATCACGATATGATAAGAAAGGCACGGCACGTCGTGATATAATTAAGATCCTCCACTATGCTGTTCTCCTAATGCATTTTAATGACAAGAATGCAGAACGTGAAACCTACCCTCAATAATAATGAAACTCAAAGAACAAACAATGAAACTGTCTGACAACGCACTTGCTATCCTCAAGAACTTTGCGGGTATCAATAATTCTATTCTTGTAAAGCAAGGCAACAAACTTCGCACTATTTCTGTAGCAAAGAACATTCTTGCTGAAGCAGAAATCAAAGAAGATTTTCCACGGGACTTTGCAATTTATGATCTCAACCAGTTCTTGAACGGTTTGAGTCTTCATCAGGATCCTGACCTTGACTTTAACCAAGATAGTTACTTGAGTATCAAAGAAGGTAAGCGTCGTGTGAAGTATTTCTTTGCCGACCCAAATGTAATCATTGCTCCTCCGGAGAAGGAAATTGTATTACCTTCCCAAGATGTATGCTTCCAATTGGATAGTGTAACACTTGAAAAATTAACCAAAGCAGCAGCAGTATATCAACTGCCTGATATGTCTGCCATTGGTAGTAATGGTGTCGTCAAATTGGTGGTTCGTGATAAGAAGAATGATACCTCTAATGAGTATGCCATTATTGTTGGTGAGACTAGTGATGAGTTTGAATTTAACTTTAAGGTAGAAAACATCAAGATTATTCCTGGTGCCTATGAGGTAGTAGTGTCCTCTAAACTTCTGTCACAATTCACGAATACACAACACAATCTCAAGTATTATATTGCTCTGGAACCTGATTCGACATTCGGATGAGACACATTCTCTTCACCCTTAAAGGGTGTCCATATGGATTACTAGATGATGAAGCACATATTCGCAATGTGCTGGCAAATGCATCAAACCTTGCCGAAAGCACATTGCTGAATATTTCATCTCATAAGTTTGAACCTCATGGTGTAACTGCCGTAGCACTTCTTGCAGAGAGTCATATTAGTATTCATACATGGCCAGAGAATGGTATAGCAGTGTGTGATGTGTTTACTTGTGGAGACCATACAAATCCACGATCCGGTGCCACATACATGTATGAGGCAATGGGTGCAACAGACATTGTATCCGAAATCTTTACTCGACCTTTAAAATGATTAAAGTTGATGTCCCAATGAGAATAACCGGCAGTATCTTAGTGATTACTGCATACTTTGTTGTTCTCCATATCAATATAACTCTTGGAGTTATGCTGCACTTTGTTGCTGATATGATTTCAGTTCCTTACTTTATACGGACAAAATCTTGGGATGTGGTTATAATGCTTATGTTCCTACTGGCAATCAGTTTTAGCAAACTTTTAACATGAATATCTTTGTGACGGATGAAAGTCCGGTCAAGTCGGCACAGGTTCTCCCTGATAAGCACATCGTCAAGATGCCTCTAGAGTGCTGTCAGATGCTCTCTATCGTTGCTTCAGACAAATGGGGGCACGGGTATGGAACTCTCCCTAAGACCGATGGAACCCCATATGCGACTGATAAGGGTGCCTTTCGCAATCATCCCTGCACAATATGGGCAAACGAAACTGTCGCAAATGCCCGATGGTTAATCCGTCACGGTCTTGCCTTATGTGAGGAGTATTCTAATCGATATGGAAAAATTCATTCATGTCTTAGTACTCTTGCACATGCAAATATAATCTTCCCATTAGATGCTATTCATCAATCAAAACTTACTCCTTTTGTTCGTGCAATGCCTGAAGAGTTTAAGTTTGATATGAATATAAGTACCATCGAAGCGTATAAGATGTACATTGCATCTAAACCATGGGTATGCGATAATTACTTAAGATTGCCAAATCGTAAACCTGAATGGGTATGAATGGAAGAACAATATGGTTGGGACACCAAAGATGAGTTCCCCGATGAAAGTACCGAGTTTCCTTCTTCACGAAGAGTTAAAACACTTTATCTTTACGAATTGGAAGGTGGAGGATGTATCATGCACGATGGATATATCCAAATAGGTATTATGAAACATAGTGTTGAGAAACACATGGAACTAAATCCTACTGTTAATTGGATTGTGACCTATTGGTGTCCTGATATATTTACTAACAGATACAAGAGGGCAACATTTCAGAAAACTGAAAAGAAAAATGAGGGAAGTCCAAAGACGGACAATCAAGGACAGGGTATGGATTTGGACATAAAACCGAAAGGTTGTGATATACTAAAGGACAAGTAGATTTGATTATGAGCAACTTCATCTGGGTCGAGAAGTATCGACCACAAACTATTGAGGAATGTATTCTCCCTGAGAGTACAAAGAAGACTTTTCAATCTTTCCTAGATAAGGGAGAGATACCTAATATGCTACTTGCCGGTCCTCCAGGCATCGGTAAAACAACAGTAGCAAAGGCATTATGTAGAGAACTTGGAGTAGATGTATATGTCATCAACGGATCCGATGAGGGACGATTCCTTGATACCGTCAGAAATAATGCGAAAAACTTTGCTTCGACCGTATCGCTTACGTCAGATTCTAAACACAAAGTCATTATCATTGACGAAGCTGACAACACATCCAATGATGTACAACTCCTATTACGGGCGTTTATTGAGGAGTTCGCTGGCAATTGTAGATTCATCTTTACCTGTAACTACAAAAACAAAATCCTCGAACCCTTACATTCTCGGTGTGCCGTCGTTGAGTTTGGAATCAAAGGAAAAGAAAGACAGGGTATTGCAGCACAGTTCTTCAAACGTATCCAACAAATCTTGGATGCAGAAGGTGTTGAATATGATAACAAGGTCCTGGTAGAATTAATCAATAAGCACTTTCCTGATTGGAGACGTGTTCTTAATGAATGCCAAAGATATTCCGTAAGTGGGAAAATCGACTCTGGTATTCTTGCAACTTTTTCGGATGTAGCAGTCAATGAACTGGTTAAAAACCTTAAAGAGAAGAATTTTCCCGAAGTACGTAAATGGGTTGTCAATAACCTGGACAATGATACTACTGTCCTACTGCGTCGTATTTACGATGCTTGTTATGATTCCTTGGTTCCGAATAGTATTCCTGCTGCTGTGCTTGTGCTTGCTAAGTATCAGTATCAAATGGCATTTGTGGCAGATCAGGAAATAAACTTACTTGCCTGTTTGACTGAGATTATGGTAGAATGTGAGTTCCAATGACAGGTATTCCAACTAAAATTGGTATGGCCCTTCTCATGGTCTATTGGTTGACTATGGCTGGTATGGTTGCCAATGCATATTTTTATTATAATTATAACGTATGGAGTGTGAATTTAAATGATTGATGTAAAACTACTACGAATTGTGACTGGTGAAGAAGTTATCGCAGAACTTCTATCTGAAACAGAAGAAACTATCACAGTCCAAAATGGTCTTGTAGTTCTTCCAACTAATAATGGTGTTGGATTTGCTCCATGGGCAACTGTGATTAGTAAAGAATCCCCAGAGATTACGGTTTCTAAAACTCATGTTGTATATGTTGCAGAAGTCCAAGAGGATGTCTGTAAGAAGTATAACGAAATGTTTGGTAGTAAGTTGATTACTCCAGACTCTAAAAAACTGGTCCTGTGACTTAAATGAGAATTGGAGTCATGTGTTCTGGGAACGGAACTAACTTTGAGAACATTGTTGAGAATTGTCCAGACCATGAAGTTGTAGTTATGATCTACAACATCAAAGGATGTGGTGCTCAAGAAAGGGCTGAACGATTGGGTATTCCTAACTGTCGTATTAAGAGTATTGACGAACAAAAAATAATCGATAAACTTAATAGGCACAAAGTTGATTTAGTAGTTCTTGCAGGTTGGATGAGAATTGTTACACCGGGATTGATTAATGCTTTTCCGAATAAGATAATTAATATTCATCCATCATTACTTCCAAAGTATAAGGGTCTTAATGCCGTTAAGCAGGCATTAGATAGTGGAGATAAAATCACTGGATGTACAGTTCATTATGTGACTGAAGAGTTAGATTCTGGGGGATGTATTGATTCTTCTTCGGTTCTTATTTGTGCTGGAGATACAGAAGAGACCTTACATCACAGAGTTCAGAGAGCAGAACATCGTTTACTTCCTATGGTAATCAATAATTTATTTGAAAATATAAATTAAATGGAATGGTTCATTGAGTTATTACAAATGAGACAAGATAAAATTGATACACAGGGTATGAGTATTCCCTCTAAGAGTGGCACCTCTACCAAGAGAGAGATCCCTCCAATGCCAGTGAAGCATCGTACAATCTTTACACCCGAAGAACGTAGAGAATTGAAAGATATTATTAATGAAGCACTTGATGAGAGAGAACGAGCATGAAGATGTGGGAGACAAAATGCGTTAGGTGTGGTAAAATGACTCCATCGAATGAAGCCCCTCAGGTAGGACATCAAGCAGATGATGGCAGTTGGACAAATTCGTTATGTAAACCTTGCTGGATAAAATCAAAGAATGAAGTTTAAAGCATTAGTATTCATTCGATTAAGATCGCAGGTCGATGACTCTCCTGGCAATGCCGTCAGAGATGCCTGTAAGAGATTGTCCGAGTTGGATATTAAAAAGTTGAGGTTAGGTAAGGTCATTGACATTTGGATTGAGGCACCGGATAAAGAGTATGCCGCCAAAGAAGTAACTAGACTGAGTGGTAGATTTCTTGCCAATACTGTAATGGAGGATTGGTATTATGAATTGACTGAGATTGAAAGTTTCCCTCAAGGAGTAGAATAATGCCACATGAATTTGACCCATGCGAAGCACCGGTTGATGGTCTAGTTGACAAATGGGGATTTACAATAAAACCTACAATCAGTGATGCCGAGTGTATTTTAATTTGTTTGAGAAATGCACCTTGTGGAATTGATAGAAAACAATCAGAACGTTTAGCAAAGGAGTTTGAAAATGGAAGGATTTAATGAACCGGGATCAAATAAGAGTTGGATGGATGAAGGATTTAAAAAGTATATAACACAATATCAACTAGATAATGTAGTTTCACTTTTAAATGGTAAGTTAGAGTATGCCTCTACTTACGATAACACAGGCAAAATCACTAAAAAAATTATTATTACTTACGATGAAACAAACGAAAAAGTGTCAAGTTAAGTCCAAGTTCTACTATATCTTTTGGGGAACTGCTACAGTATCAGTGTTATTGGGGCAACTATATGTCGGAATGGGGTATAGGGTAATGGCAGAAAGCACACTGAGTTTTCAAGATTACCTTACAGAACTTATAGACACTGCTGATACTTTTTGATGGGACTACTAAAAGTTGATAAAAGCAAAATGGTGGAGGAGAAAGTTAAAACTACTCCACAGAATGTAAAGGAAGCAAATGAGGCACTTTTTCGTGTTACAATGAACTTACCTACTGCCGCAAAACATTGTGGTATGACTCAGAAGGAAATGAAATTGACCTTCTGGGAATTTTTGAAATATCATCCTCGTGATTATGAAAACCTTTCCTCTTAAAACTTGTCTGAGATATCCTGGTGGTAAGTCTAAGGCAACAAAGACTTTATCTCCATGGTTTCCTGAAGACTTTAAAGAATACCGTGAGCCATTTATTGGTGGTGGTTCTGTGGCATTCTATGCGACTCAGGCATACCCAGATGTCCCTGTATGGATCAATGATAAGTATGTGACACTCTATAACTTCTGGGTTCAGTTGAGGGATAATGGTGAAGAATTATCTAATCGTCTGAATGCGATTAAGTCAAGAGTATCAAACTATCAATCTCAGGATGATAAGGATGCGGCACATAAAGAACTCTTTAATCAAACACGGGACGATATCAATAGTCAGGATGGACTTGATCGTGCCGTAAGTTTCTTTGTTCTAAACAAGTGTAGTTTTTCTGGTTTGACCGAAAACAGCACTTTTTCTAAAACTGCCTCTCGTTCTAATTTTTCTTTTGTTGGTATTGAGAAACTAAAGAAGTATTCTCAACTTACACAGAAATGGAAGATTACAAATATTGATTACTCGGAGGTTATGAATGCTCCTGGTGAGGATGTATTCGTATTCCTTGATCCACCTTATGATATCAAAGACTTCCTTTATGGTAAGGACCGTGAGATGCACAAGTTCTTTGACCATGATAAATTTGCCGAAGATGTATATAAGTGTCCACACGAGTTTATGATTACCTATAATGTGAATGATAGGTTGTTGGAACTGTATAAAGATTATTATTTGCGTGAATGGAAACTGCGGTATTCCATGGCACATCGTGGTGAGAAAGGAACTGATGAGAATGTAAAGACAGAACTTCTTGTCACCAACTATCCCACCGAAAAAGAAACTGTAAACGTTCTTGACCTTCTACTTTATGACTGAACTAAAAGACTGGCTCAACTCTATCAATCAAACTAAGAAGCATTTGATTGATGAAGATCCTTCACTCGAAAAAGAATATCCTCCTTATATTATCAATCGTTGTTTCTCTGGACATCTTGATACTTTGATGTTTGTCAATGAGATGAATAAGTATAATTTCCTTCCTAAAAGGTTACAATACGACTTCCTTATAAATATTGTGAGGAAAAAGAAGAGATTTTCTCCCTGGCTCCGACAAGATAAGATCAAAGATCTAGATTATGTCAAACGTTATTATGGTTATAGTAATGAAAAGGCAAAACAGGCTTTGAAAATTCTAACAAAAGAACAACTTAATTTTATTAAATCAAAATTTGATACTGGAGGAAAAAGATGAGTGTTGTTAGAGAAGCTGAAGTGAAGTGGACACCAGACCAAATGGTGGAAGTGGTTCTAGGAGAACCAGATGACTTTCTGAAAGTTCGTGAGACTTTGACTCGTATTGGAGTTGCGTCTAGAAAGGAAAAGAAAATCTATCAGTCCTGTCACATTCTGCATAAACAAGGAAGATATTACCTTGTGCATTTTAAGGAATTATTTGCCCTTGATGGTAAACATGCAAATCTAACATTGAATGATGTTCAGAGACGTAATCGTATTGCACAACTACTTGCCGACTGGGGTTTAGTTAGTATTGTAGATGCCGATAAAATTCAGGACATCGCACCACTCAATCAAATTAAAGTTCTTGCATTTAGAGATAAACAAGAATGGATCCTTGAGACCAAATACAATATTGGGTCGAAAAAGAAAAGGACAGAGGAAACCGAATAAAATTTTGAGAGGGGTTGCGACTCCTCTTTTTTTATGGTATAATATGAAACTACGCATAAAAAAGTGACCTCTTCTAAAGATCAGTTTATCTATTGTCTTACCAATACTTCATATACTACAAAAATTGAAGGATACACTCGTGTTAAAATTGGAAAAACTGATAATATTCCTCGTAGATTAAAGGAACTTTTTAATACAAGTGTGCCTGAACCATTTGAGGTCTATAGGGCATTAATAGTTCCTAATATGAATGATACTGAAACAAGTATCCATAAACTTCTATCTGGATTAGGATGTCGAGTTAATAATAAAAGAGAATTTTTTGATGTTTCTTTGAATATGATTGATAATTTGTTTGACTCTTATTTGACGTTTCCTGAAACGGAAGAATATGTAGATAATGATGAAGAGGAGTTTGAATCTAAACAATCCAATTTTACAAAAACACTTAAATCCATTGGATGTTATGAGGGGGAAATTGTCAAATATAATGGAGTTCCTTGTAAAGTTGTAAATTCTGAAGAAAATTTAATCGACCATGATGGGTCACCAAAATCTCTGTCTGCTGCTGCTACGGATATTGCTCCCAATGGGGATAGTAAATCAAATAGAAGAAATGGATGGGATTGTTTTTACTGGAATGATAAAAAACTTAATTCATTTTTCTAAAAACCGAATAAAAATTTACGGAGTTCAACACTCCGTTTTTTTATGCTTTGTTATAAATAATGATGGATGCCTTCGGGGTCCACAAAACACAAACTCGCTTTTAAAGGAGCTAAGAATCATGGGAAACCTTGCACGGTATACTGCTGCGGACCTGCCTGCGTTGATGGAACGCATAAATAGGAATAGCATAGGAATGGATGAATACTTCGATAGGTTGTTTAATCTCCACGAAACAACGAAGAATTATCCACCATTTAATCTAGTCACGGTCAGCGCAGTAGAATCAAGACTAGAACTTGCACTTGCAGGATTTAGAAAAGCAGAAGTAAATGTCTACACACAAGACGGAAAACTCTTTGTCGAAGGACAAAAAGAGGACACCGAAACAGATACAGAGTATGTCCACAGAGGAATGGCTCAACGATCTTTCACCAGATCTTGGACACT